CTAGCCGAATATCTTTGTATGAACTACGAGAACTTGGACAGTGAAGACCTGGGCGCATTTCTTGAAACAGTAGAACAGGGAATCAGTTGGATTCTAGATCTTATCGAAAGTAAAGACTTGCTTTATAAACCAAAGTCAGGTAGTAATCATGCAAAAAGAAAATAAAAAAATCACTTGCTCAAATTTTAGACGAGGCGAGCAAGCGACAAGATTAAGGATATAGAAATTTTTTCTATGCTCTGATTATAGCAAAAAATATTTATTCTATCAAATACATAAAGAAAAACCGAAGAGCAGGCAAGCAATTAGAAAAGGTTTTGAAATCAAGAGCTGACAGGGTGATTCTAAGGCCTTGTTTAGCTGAAAGATGGGTAATTACTCACGAAACACCGCTACAAGCGTTCGCCAACTTGGGGCAATCGCCCAGCGTTTGGAGTGGTGGGAAATCTGTATAGGAAACAGGCACACAAAAGGAAACAACCATGACGAAAGAAGAAATTAGAAATATTTTAGATGAACTAGATGATTTAACTTTAGGACTTAACACCGCTGAAAACGCCTTGGAGGCTACTTCTCACTTTTTCAGTAAAGACATAAGTAACCAAGAAAAGGGGCTAGTTTTAGCTTTGGAATACGATACACAGAGCGCTATTTTTAACCTTGCTTATGATTGTCTTATCAAGACAAAGGAAAATCTAGTTAATGCTATTGGAACGTACCGTAGAGAGTTGGAGGAATAACATGACTTTAGACCTAGATAACATGACACAAGCAGAATTTGATAAACAAATGACTGAAATCAAGGAGAAACGTCCGAAACTCTTTCAGTTCATCATTGACTTTTTAGATGATAAAGTAACTCCAGAAGAGGTGTACGACTTTCTGAAGATGGAGCGAAGCTATCAAGTAAATTATATCAAGAATTACAAAGCGAGGGCATAGCATGAATGAACTAGATTTAAGCAATACACAGGCGCTTATTTTTACCGTGATATTGGTTGGCTTTCTCATGTGTCTAAACCACCGAGACCGCAAAAAAAGCGCCCAAATCGAGCGAGAAAGTACACAGACGATAGAAACAACTAGCGAGGATTTAAGCCCTGATTATGGGCGATATATTCAGCTTGCAGCGGTTAAGCCATGGGGGTACTAAGATGTTTGAAAAAATGATTGAAGATTTAAAGTCTAAGATTTTGGAAGCAGTGGAACGGTATTTAAAAAATCATGAGAAAGTACCTCAAAAAAGATTAGATTTAATCAGCAAGGTGGAACTAAAGGAAGAACTGGGCATAGGAGATAAAACCTTGACAAAATGGGAAGGTGCAGGACTACCGCAGTATATACCGCCTATTGAAGATACTAGAAAAGCGTATTATAAAATCTCAGATGTTTTAAAGTTTTTGGGGGTAGATGATGGCAAAGACTAAAATATATTTTTGGTTAAAAGTTGATAAGAAATTTTTTGATAATCTTTTTATTAAGCGACTTAAAAATATGCCTGGTGGCTACACTATGACAGTAATTTATATCCGTCTTATGTTGGAAAGTTTAGAAGATGATTGTATTTTGTACTATGAGGGGTATTTTGATAGTTTGGTGCAGGAGCTAGCCTTAAAATTGGATGTGTCCGAGGATGATATAAATATGACAGTTGCATATTTTACAAGATGTGGACTGATTCAGATTGATGATGATGGCCATGCTACATTATCGCAAGCAAAAGCCATGGTTGAGAGTGAAACAAACTGGTCTAAATATAAACGTGAACAGCGAAAACAAGCCCCAAATGTGGCAAGATTGGAAAATGTCCAAAATAGTTGGACAAATTCCAACTTGTGTCCAACAGAGATAGAGAAAGAGAATAGAGTTAATAGTAAGAGTAATAATTTATATTTAGATAATATATTGTCGGGAAATCCCGACTTCACTTTTCCTACTTGGCTTGAAGAAACAGCTATAAAAGATTTAGAGAAAACAAAACATAAAGAACTTTGGATTCCTATTGTTTATCTGAATCAAGTAGCTAATAAGAGGTATAAGTTTGTTGATAAGACAAAAAGGCTTTTACTAGCACGATTCAAAGAAGGCTATACACTTGAAGATTTTAAACAGGTGATAGATATTAAAACGGCAGAATGGAAGGATAGTCCTGAATTTTCTAAATATCTGAGACCTGAAACACTTTTCGGATCTAAGTTTGACGGTTATTTGAATCAAAAGCCTAAAACCATAAAAGGGAAGTCTGAAGATAACTTCCCAGACCTACCATTTTAGGAGTTGCAAAGATGAAGGAACAATTTAAAGAATTTAATAACAGAAAAATATCGGATACAGTTTGCGATATTCACCAGGTAAATTATTGGGAAATTTCTGTACCAGTGTTAGGGGGTTCAGAAAGAAAAGTACAAGCATTTTGCCCGGAGTGTGTAAAGGGAGAGATTAAACAAAAAGAGAAAGACCTATTGCAGCAGTTCGAGGACAGGCAAGCTTACTTTAAAACTTATGATGTCTTAATGCGTGACAGTACGATCCCTAACGAGTTGAAGGGGGCTACGTTTGATAATTTCTTTGTTAAGACTACAGAGGAAGGTCAGATGTTAGAGTTTGTAAAAGGGCAAGCCCAGAAGTACCTTGGAGGTATGACAGGAAATACTTTAATCAGCGGTAGCACAGGAATAGGGAAAAGTCATTTATCGCTTGCCCTGGCCAAAGAAATCAATGAGAGCTTCAGAGAGAAGAACGAGCCTAAGAGTGTCTTATTTGTCAGCTTAACCGAGATTATCAAGCAGATAAAAGAAGGATGGGCTTATGGAAGAAATGCAAACTTAACAGAGTATGAGGCAGTTAAAAAGCTTGTTGATGTTGATTTTCTGATCATCGATGACCTTGGGGCAAAAAATGGAACAATCACTCCTAAGAGTGACTGGGAACAGGATTTCTTGTTTGATATTATCAATAATCGAGAAACTACGATTTTCAACACGAACCTAGATAGTAGTGAACTGCGGACGGTATACAATGCTAGAAATTCAAGTAGAATTTTGAAAGGTTTAGAAGGGAACACTTTCAAGGCTTTTACGATCAAAGATAAGAGATACACTATAAACACAGTGAGGGGAGAATATCAATGAATGATGATAAAATGCGATTTGCAACAGAAAAAGGCTTTGTTGTCTACGAAAAATGTGGTATAATAGAGATAGAAAAAGTTCCAAGTTTTGGAGAAATTACTTTATTCTATTCAGATGGGAAATTTACTCATCTAGTCAAAAAAGAAACTAAAAAATAAGTCTATTGAGAACAACTCAGGGGCATACCGTAAGCATATGATGCTAGTGGTATGCCCTTTTTGTTTGCATAGAAAGGGGGTGAGTATTATGGCAAGAGATACTTCTTTAGGGTATATAGTAGCCAATAAGTTTTCTATGGATCCAGATAAAAGACAGAAAATATTTTCTCAGTGTAAAAAAGAAGATGATCGCTTAGAACAACGGAAACAAGAAATACTAGAAAAATATGCTGACGAAAATACAAAATCAACAGTTAGAAAAAATGATTTTAAAAAGCTCGTAGAGTTCTAAAAGAAAAGCTAAGAGCTAAGAACTTTAGAAAAAATTATAAACAACGAGGAGCAATAAAGAGATAAAGGAGTAAAAAATGGCTAAAAAATTTAGTTTGGTAGAAAAGTATGTAAGAAGTAGAGGAATGAGTAGTGATGATGAAAAATCAAAAACAGGTTTAATATTATCACAAGATATAACAAGTATCTATGACGTTCCAGAAGAAGGAAAAGAATTAGTGGATCTTGTTAATGTGATTGAGTATACGGGTACTGGTGGAACATATGAAACTGTAGGTTTTGACGATGAACATCTATCAGAACTTGAATCAGAAGAGTTTAGAGATAGTAAAAGTGTAGAACTTAGAAAAAAACAGATTAGAACCAAGTTTGAACACAAGACATTTTCAGGCCGTATTGCCTTATCGTCTGAACAAGTTGATGATGGAGAATATAATATATCAGACTTCTTAAGTAACAAAATTACCCGTCTTTGTCGTAAAACTCGTAATATTGAAATTGGAAAAATTCTAAAAGAAGCACCTGAAAAAAATGTTTCTAATTTTGACGAATTGAAAGATACAATAAACGATTTGAATCCCGAACGTCATAATACTCTTGTATTAAGTCAGTCACTATTTAAGTTTTTAGATAAAGAGAAATCTAGCGATGGAAATTATATTTTAAAAATTAACAAGAAGGAACAATACTCAGAAAACTTATACGTTGATGATGTTATTGTTGTATCTGATGAAGTACTAGGAGTAAAAGGCGATAAAGTTGCTTTCGTTGGGGATTTGTACAATTTCGCTACTTTATTTGAAAGAAATAAAAATAGCTTACGTTGGGTAAGTGAATCCGTTATTTATGGAATGAGTTTAATGCTTTATACTCGTTTCGTTGTGAAGAAAATTGAAACGGATTGCGCTTTCTTTATAAAATGGAATTAGGAGATAGGGGATGGATATTAGAGAAGTATTATCAACATTAGAAAATCTTGATGATAAAAAAGATAAGATTGCAAAAGCAAGAACAAAGTTGGAAGAAAAAAGAAAAACAATTACTGGAGAGAAGAAGATTTCATTTGATAATATTGATTCTTTTCTTGAGGATAATGCTACTTCCTTAGAACAAATTGCTAAAATGAGTGAATCAATCGATCTTTTAGAGAAAGAGTATGATACTAATTTCTGGGAGGCAAAGGCAGCGATATTTGAATATATCTTTAAAGAGACTAAACGAAGAGCTGAAGAAAAGAAAATCTATAAACGTTACCAGAAGAAACTTAGAATAATTTTAGATGCCTACGATGAAATTCAATCACTAAAGAAAGATGTAGAAGAAATACATAAAGGAGTAGTTGGAGAAATAACTCAGGAGCATTCTCTTGCAGTATATCGGACAGAAGTAAATCCAACAAGTATCCTTCCGTTCTTAAATCCTGATATCAGCGGGCATATGAATTTTTCTAAGGAATATCGTGAAATTAAAGAATATCTAGGTAAAGAGTAATTCATCAGAAACAAGGCTGATTTGAATATCAAGAAATTGATAGCTATATCAAAAATGGCCTTGTTTTTAATTTCAGTAAATTAGTTTCACAAAATGAAGAAAGCATAAACTAAAACAGAGTATAGGCTTGGAAGCCATGTATATCAGTAAGTTACAGAATGGAGTGAGTTTCACAGAATGTAAGATATGAGAAACTGAGGGGATAAATTAAAGAAATTTCCCTTGAACTTGTCATATTGAAGAGTTGTCAAACTTAAAACAATGATACCTGGTAAGTGGAGTGTTGGAAGACTTTTAGCGCTTTTTGTCAGTTTGACAGAATTTACAATTTGACAAATTGAAAGATAAAAAAATTTTTAAATTTAAGTGGAGGTACTTGCCTATGTACGAGTTGAGTAACAGAGACCTGGACGGGATAGATATTGAGTTAGGACGATATAGAACGCTTGCTAATAAAATTTATTTGAGAAGACAGGAACTAATACATAATAAGAAACATAGCGCTGAAGATTGTACTGGTGGGAAAGGCAAGACAGTATATAGTCCTACTGAAGCAACCATCATTAGAATTGAAGAAGACCAAACGCTAAGATATTTAGAAGGCTTTAAACTAGTTGTAGATACCTTGATGGAAAACTTAATTGAAAGTGATCTAGTCATTTTTAAAATGAGATATTTAGAAGCTGGTGCGACTTGGGAAGACGTGGCAGAGAAACTAAATAAAACTACTCGTTATATAAATAGCCGTAGAAAGGTAATCGCTAAAAGATTTTTGGAATTGAAAGGATATTGACACTCCCCCCCACTTTGTAAAGCATTTTCGTTGATTTTAGGTACCGGGAGCGGTAACTTTTTCCAAGTCGGAAGCTGTCAACCAAAAAGGGGGTAAAAAGTTGATATTTAAAAAAATAGAAGGAGTTTTTAGAAAATGGATTTAGCAGCACAATTAGCAAATATTTTAGCAGAATATTGCGAAGAGGTTAATGAAGAAGTTGATAAAATTGCGGAGCAAGTCGCTAAAGAAACAGTTAAAGAATTAAAGGAAACTAGCCCTAAAAGAACAGGTAAATATTCAAAAGGATGGCGTAAGAAAAGAGTGAGAAATGGAGTTTGGGTCGTATATAGTTTTAAATACGGATCTCTTACTCATTTACTTGAATTTGGACATATTAAACGAAATGGGGGGAGGACTAAGGCGTACCCTCATTTAAGACCTGCAGAACTGAATGCGATTCAAAAATTTACAGAAAGGATTAAGAACATTTCAAAGTAAACTATAATTGAATAGTATTAAGTATACTAATTAAGTGAGCGAACCAACACATTGTTATTTAAGTCCTTAGATTTATTTCTGAGGGCTTTTTATCCTTGATTCTCATATTGCTATTTGATAAAATAAAAGTGCGAGAGGCTTTCGCCCTATCCTCTATGCTTTTATCTTTTTCTTTTGCGGGATTCGGGTTATATATAAGTTTGAGAGGATATGCTATAATATTAGCAGGTAATAAAAAAAGCACGTTTGACCGTGCTAGTTTCTTGCCTGCTGAACTCGTCAATATTACGCCCATTTTAGGGCTCTTTTTTGTGCACTTTTTTAGGAACTTTCAAGAAAAACTAAGGCGATTTAATGCCTAATTGTTTTT